TCTCTTGTCAACTTATCGTTCTTACCTTGTATAATATTAATTGATTCGTATATTGCATTATTCAACGCACGGTCTTGACACCACTTTTCAGTAGTATCTTTTAACCATACGTTGTCGACTTGTTCTTGTTCAAACAATGAAGGTATAATATTAACAGCTTCGTTGTATTCATTATCTGTAATATTCTCAGACTCGTCAAGAGATATTTTAAATGATTCAATCGTGGGTAATGTATTATATTTATTAACGAAGGTCGTTACTTCATTAAATAGCTTCTTATAAATGCCTTCAAAATAAATAGGTTTAATGAAGGGTAATACCTCACGTAAATAAGGTTCATTGACAAGAAGATTTTTCAGTATAGTATTCTGAACGTTAACATTATCCAAGTTGTTGCTCACTGTGTTCTCCTTCTATAATCGCATTCAATATAGTACCAGAATATTTCTGGAATTGTTTGTCAGTATTTCTAACATTCTGTGGTGAATTAAGAACCTTTACGTTAAAGGATAATTTACCACGGTTTTCGTTGACCTTCACAGTACCGAAGTAAAATTCTGTTCCTTCGTATTGACCTGTGAGTACACGAACATTCCACCATTCTTTATTGTTTAAGGCTTCATATAATTCGTAGTCTACTTTTTCAACTAGCTTATTTTTCTTGAATGACATCATGTTTCACGATCTCCGGATCAAAATCAATAATTGACGTAGCACCGATCTTAAAGCAAGATTCGATATAAGTCGCGAAGTCGGTTTCTTTAAAGATAGGATCCCAGAATTCCTGCGTAAGCGTTTCTTTTAATCTTACTTTAGAGCCAAGAAATTCTCCAGTTTCTTTATCAACGCGTTGATACCATCCATTATTAGGCTTGACAACATAATCACCGTGCATAGCAACATCCAACAAACCAGAATAACGCTCAACACCACCAGCCCAAGAAACTTGAATAGGTATTTTAGACTTTTCTTTAACATAACGGCTCTTTTCTATATTGATTACAAAGTCATAACCCGTAACTTCTGTACCGGTTTTCTGTTGACGACGACCGATGATCCAAATATCTGATGCAGAATAATAAATTCCTGTACCACCTGAAACAATAGCCTTAGGGAACATACCAATTTCTTGGTAGGTATGGTTAACCGCAATCATAGGAATATTTTTCATCGCAAGATAAGGAGTACACATTCTAAACAAAGATTTTAATTGTTTAGCACGAGTCATATCAGCTACAGATTTTTCATCCTTTGCGTCATCTAATTCCTTTTTAGATGCAAGGTTACCAATAGAGTCGATAACAATAATGACTTTATCTTTACGTTCAATTGTTTCTAATTGATGGACGATATCGAATTTCAATTGCTCGACATTCATAATAGGAGTATGGAGCACGCGAGCTGGATCAATACCGAATTGGGTAAAGTAAGATTGTGGTGAACCAAATTCTGAATCATAAAAAAGAATAACAGCATCTTTATATTTTTTCAAATAAGCACTGGCCATGATCAAAGCAAAGGAAGTTTTAAAATGCTTCGAAGGACCGGCAAGTACGGTAAGACCTGGAGACAGACCGCCGTCAACACTACCTGATAGAGCGGCGTTAATCATAGGCACATCCGTCGGGATGATGTCCTTATCAGTAAAGAACTTCGATTCAGCAAGAACACTAGTTTCTTTTATTCTAGAATTAGTTTTAAGTTTGTCCATAATTGATGGCATGTTTTTTCTTTCATTATTTTATAATATAGTTATTATATCACACTTTTTACAATTTGTAAATAGATTTTATTTAAAACAATCGATTAGATTATTTCTTTTTAGATCTTCTGCGATGTTAGCAAATGAATCAAATGTCAAAGGTAACATTCTTTTTGTTTGAGCTTTGCTGTTCTCTTTGATACCTAAAAAGCAATTGAACTGACAAAAAGTAATCTCAGTGCCGAATGTAGTAAGGTTACCATTACGTTCAAGATTTTGTTTATAGAATGCTGATTCAGAATCAGTCATTTCAAAAAATTCATGTTGATGATCTCTAACTCCTAGTATATATGCTTCCATGATTTCGTTATTCTTAAACTTAACTTCAGGGAACACGTATTCAAGTCCTCGTTTAGCACCAGGACCTACTAGACAATAATCATCATCTTCATCAATATTAGGTAAATCATCACAACGAGAAAAATTACAAGGCGGGTGATATGAGAAGTAAGGACCAATACCGCGATGCGTAGAGAACCAATCACATACATCACTTAGCTTGTTATTTGGATCTTGTACTACTTTACTCATACCAAGATCATCTAAGTGAGCCATCCATCTAATCATATTAGATAGTTTAAACTTTTGATTAGGATCGTTATCTTCTTCACGACAAAAGTTACGAGCTGATGTCTGTAATGATGTTTGTAGTTGAGTAGTACCCCACACTTTCATCTTATTCTTATTGGTATCTAAGTTGTTATTGATCCAACTATAGTAATCACCCTTCTGTTTATATACATCAAAGTCAATAATATTACCATAGTCAGCAGAGTCTGAGGCTACCAACGTTATTGTTGGCATACCTACAAACTTTACTGCCATAGCATTAAGGATTTTATTTCTCATTGAAGTGTTCTGATTAAAGACAAAATTCTCTAACCAGTACACCTCAGCGTGTTTAGAACGATTGGGGTTCCAGTATGAAACTTCTTGCCTCATAGCCGGACCAAATTCTTCAGAATACTGATACTCATCAAGCCTATTAGACTCTCTTAGTACTTCTCTTTTAAAAAATTCAAGTACCCATTTATTAAAATAACGAAAGTTAGACGGATCCCGTGTTTGTCTCAATTTCTGAAGTGTTATTATACTCATGCCTTACATTTTCCTTTTCTACTAAATCATGCTGTAATAGTACTACATTTATGCGCGGCATCATTTTTCTAATAATCTCAACTTGCACTGGATCATCTTCATAATGTATACCAAACTTCATACCACTCTGTTCTAGATATAAAAGAGTCTGGCCTTTATGACGGCCAGAACTCTCTCTTGTCTTTTGATCAAATGGTGTTTGATTATAATATACGTCATTAGTTATACCTTTAAACTTAAGCATAGACTCTGTTTCATGACGTTCTTCTTTAGAGCGACCAGTAATGATAATATCGTTTTTGCCTGGATAAACTCCATCGAACTTATCCATAAAAATAACACCATCAATATCAAAGGTATTAATCAACTGCTTACTCATAATCATTTTCACCTGATTGGAATGTATAAGTTAGATCTTCAACTTTAGGCTTATTTTCTTTAAGTTGTGGACGTGTTTTATCAGTCAAAACTCTACGAGCTAACGCATCACATTCAAACTTAGCATCAGCAGTTTTAAGCTGCTCGGGTGGAGTCTTTTGTGACCATGCTGATGGACCACGTAAGTAACCAACAAGTCCCATTTCAGAAGCAACTTTACAGAATCTGATAGCATCAAATACAATACCAGCGCTGTTTGGAGAATCTTGAACAGATAAACGAGCTGTCAATTCATAACGAGCTCCAGCCCATCCCCAAAACACCATATCGATATTAGCAATCTTGTTATCTGATCCAATATACTCATCACCTGGTTTTTGGAAAACTGTAAGTGATGGACCAGCATACATTGTAAGACCAGCAATATCTTTACCGCGTACAGCGGCTTGACCGTTTAAAACATTCTCTTTAGATATATGTTTATTCTTTAAACGATCTTTAGTTGCCATGTTCAAGAAATCAGTATTAGCAGTACGACCTGTACGGCGCATATCACCTTGAGTTGTACCACAAGCTTTGTTTTCTTGAATATGTTGAGTAACTAATAAACCAGAATCCATAATAGATCCTTGAAGAACTTCAGATAAACGAGACGCGCCATAATCAGAACGCATATCAGAACCAACAATCGTTACACCATGTTCAATAGCAAGTTGTTCTAACTCCATAGCATCTTTAGTAGAAATATAAGTTGGCATACAATTAACCACGTGAACACCGGCTTTAATAGCGTTTTCGATGTGCCACCTTGCTGCTTCTTCTGAACCTACTGGCATATAGTTGAGTAATACATTAACTTTATTAGATTTAAGAATTTGTCGATATTCATTTGCCGTAATTGGAGTTGTTTTTGTATCTTCTACGAACGAAATGTTTTCGTCTAAGTGATGCATGTGTGGTGCAATGCCATCAAGTGTCGGTGAACGATATACAGTCGACTCATTAGCAATACAACTCATATCGTGACCTGGAGGAAATACTTCCATGTTACAATTTGGTTTTGCATAGATTGCTTTATTTAATCGTTGACCTACTTTACGTGAATCCACATCGAATCCAACTACGAAGTTAAAGTCCAGAGATGAATAACCACCAATGTCTTCAAACATTAGGCCTATTGTATCTTTTGGATTTTCGTTATAGTATTGAACACCTTGAACAAGTGCTGATGAACAGTTGCCGACACCGGCGATTGCGATATTAATTTTAGACATTTTGTGCTTACCTTTATTTCAGTTTTTTAATGTGAGATTGACTGAGTTTAATCAGAGTAGCTCACAGTTAGTTTAGTTTAGTTATTTATAATATAATTATTATTATATGTATATTATATCATACTTTTCACGTCTTGTAAATAGATTTACCGTTTTTTAGTTTTCGTTTTAAGGATTTGCAAATTCGTTTAATAGGGTTATAATGACCAGTTTCAAAATCTTCCATATAAGAAACCGCAACATCAGCAAAACGTTTAGCTTCTTTTTTAGTATCCCAGTAGGCACCATAAGTATTAATTTCATCTCTATGATGAGGATAATCTTTGACCTTCCAAGAAATTCTTATTTTGTTTTTTTTGCAAGGTCCGTAAAGCGCAAATTGTTGTTGGCCGCCATCGGGCATATTTCCAGTGTAAAGATTTGGGGTCATTTTTTATTCCATTCGTCTGTGAATATAGCTGCATCCGGCTCTTCAGGTTTCCAGCCTAATTCCATTATTTCTGATATGTCGGCGGTATTATCATCTGCTTCGCATTCATGACCTTCTCTAATCTCTATACCAGGATTAATAATTTTAGCCAAGTCAGATACGACAAGACCTTTACCTGTACCGATATCATATGCCGGATTTATTAGATACGAATTGAAACGAAATGTGCTTTCAAGATGTCGTTTTATAACCATTATAGCCTTTACTGCATCGTTCACGTGAATAAAATCACGGATATGATTAGTCGCGTACCTAAGTCTATTGCCCATAAGCTTGGACATGAACATACTGTCTCTTGCGCCTTCACCATAAACTGTCGTGAATCTTAGTCCTACTTGATTAGGCCTTGCGGTTTGTTCATTAACCTTTTTAGATATACCATAAGGAGATTTATGCCATTGATGGATACAAGAGGAAGATGCGTACAATAAAGGTATATCATTCCATTCACATCTATTCTGAATTACAGTTGTAGGTTCTACATTATTTTCCCAATACTCATCCGGATACGCAATAGAACGACGGACATCGGCATTAGCCGCGAGATGAATAACGAAATCGCACGTATCAATAACCTCTTCGATATCAGCAGTACGTCTTATGTCGTCAAACATACCCGTCTTAATATCATATTCAACTACTTCAATATTCATGTATGGCACAGAAAGTGCTTTGATTAAATGACTTCCTATAAAACCAGCTGAACCAGTGACTAATACTCTTTGGCGTTTTTGTTCGTCATATGGGGCGTGTCCGCTTCTTTTAATTTTCATATTATTTCCTTTGGGTATTTATATGTTTCGTTTAAATAGATATATTCTAAAAAAAGGTTTCGCCCCAATCATTACATCTATAAAACGGAGGTGCTATGTGAAAGCTAGATCCGAGTTCCATATAAGTCTTAGAATATTTTTCTGGGTCCATGGTATACCAATTTTGCGGTGGCATGATAACACGTCCATTTGACACCTTATTGAGCACATCAATGAATTGATTAGTAAGCTGTTTGCGTTCTTCTAATGATCCATAGAATGCTGTTTTATCATAGAATCCAGTTTTGCTTATACGTCTATCTTCAAATTCGACCGGAACCGGAGCAGCATATGCTGCATTTTTACAAATAGCGTCTCCTTGCTTTACATACTCATTAATCATTTCTTCTAGGCCTATATTTTCGTGACGTAAAAGGTGATGACGAATATCAACAGATCCTAATGAAAACGTAACTTGACCTTTTGTTTCGGTATCGCGCATGAGTTGCTTAAGGCCTCGTTTTAACGAACCAAATAAAGTAGCGCCATCATTTCTGTAAATGCGATTATTTTTATCCGCAAATGCAATCGTATGAGAATCTCCTACAGTAATATCTTGTATATTTTCTAAATTTTCATGCTTCAAAGACGCGATTGATTTGATGCGCTGAGATACAGTTTCGCACCATTCCTTTGTAATGCCTTCGTGTGTCGTTTTTGCCTTTAAACGTTTGGAAAGCAGTTGACCATAATCGGGCATATCACAATCAAGGGAGACTATATTTTTACACGTCAATACTAGATTAATTCGATCAAATACTTCTTGAGTAGCGCCAAAGAATAAATTTAGACTACCACCAAAACTTGGACCATGATCAATATACACTGTATCAGCTTTTATAATTTGAGGTGTACACCTATGGTCAATAGACGAAGAGAGTAAATTTTTCCACGTACGAGCCCAGCCAAGCGTGTGCGACTTCTCAGCTTTTGGAATATTGACAATCGGATTCGTTATAACTGAATTCATAATGGCATACTTTTTGTGCTTATAAATTCATGACTGATACCAGCTTCTTCGAACATGACCTTTGTCATTTCAAAAGATTTAGTCCATCTATCATCTTGTTCGTAATTGGAGTCTATAACGATATGCTGGATTCCAACTTGTATAATTGCCTTGGCACATTCAGAACAAACAGGTAGACCATGTACAAAAAGCGTAGAGCCTTGTAATTTAGTACCATTAAATGCAGCGTTATAAATCGCGTTCGCTTCGGCATGGACTACATATTGCAATTTCGTATCGCGGTCGTCATAACGTTCTTTGCCGTCAAATACTCTACGTGGAAATCCATTATAGCCTTGTGATATTACTTGATTCTTATCGCCGACAATGATCGCTCCGACTTGAGTTTTAGGATCCTTAGACCAGCTGCCTACTTGAGCTGCTAATCCGAGGTAACGTTTTTTCCATTTTTTATTCATGTAATTAATCCAAAATGTCTTTCGTAAATATGAAGAGAACCGACCTGCCAAATAATATCACCAGGTTGTACGTCTAATTGATTAGCCATTTGATTGAGAACGTGTTGTTGCCAAGCACGATCGTTTTTATATCCGAATATCGCATCGTTACTTCGCATTTGTACAACGCAATTTAGTTGACCATCACGTAACAAATATTGTACGGCATTAGTACACATGAAATCAGACATACCGTCACGGTTATAATCATCCCACATACTCGGACGTGTATAAATCATAACAGCTCGACGGGATTCAGGATTAGCTTTTAATTCAGCAAGGGCATGGTCATATTGGGAGTTATTCTCTTCAGACCAAATGCACCACCCGTAATTCGAATTGATCATGTTATTTGAATCAGAAACATTAATCCAAATTACGGGTGGTTTGGCTTCTTGTTCCCCGCCAGGAATATCATTAACACATAATGACATCGACTTATACCAATCTAATTCACGTTGAACGTAATCAGAATTGACAGAACCGAAGATTGACTCTTGGTCCGCGTGAAAACAAGCTCCTTGAATTTCTAACATTTTAACACCAGACTTATCAGTAACAACTGGATCATAATCTGGAGTCGCGTTAGCGTGATCGTGATTTAACATATAAAACGCGTGGCGGATATTATTAACATTATTCATAGTATAAACCTTTCAATCTTTATTATAGTTTATTATAACATAAATTAATAGAAATGTAAATAGATTTATGAATGTAATATTGTTGATTGTCGTAAAGAACTAGACGAGAATCTATGGTCACGACGATTAAAATATAATTTAATACCGCGTGATTGGCAAATAGTTTTACCGGTAAATTCTTTGTCTCGATATTCTTCGCCGAGTATACGCACGTCAATAGGATAAAGTGCTAGTATATCTTCTAAGTCAATTTCAGTTGAATAAGGAATAATCTCATCTACGTATCGTATAGCGTTCAATTGAGTATAACGTTCAACAATAGTTTGGACCGGAGAATTCTTTTCAGGTCTGTCGATACCTGGATCTGTTTGTAAACAACAAATCAAATAATCACATTGTTCCTTTGCTTCCCTTAGCATCTGGACATGACCAGCATGGCATAGATCAAAGGTACTTGCCGTGAGACCTATTACAGGTCTATTTTGAAACGGATGTTGTTGAGAATCTGTGATGTTTCTTTCCAATCTTTAACTGTGTAAACGGTTCCACCGAACTCTTTCAGAGTCTCGGCTATTGTATGGTCATTACCACCTTTTTCAGTTCTGTCACCGAAGAAGATAACCTCTTGACCTGTGAAGTCATGCAGTATTTGAGACTTGTCATGACCTGGTTCCATAATATCGACGCCGGTTTCACCAGCAACATCTACTTGTATCTTATCACCAAACTTTTTATTCAATTCATTGGCAAGAACGACTCTTTCGTTAGATGCTAAATCGTATTCGTGGTATTCTTTTCTTTGAGCAGGTGAGGCATTACGACCTACAATACTGAAATTAACTAAACCAGTTCGTATGTCGATATGTTTACCAGTCTTCGTATGATAAGGACTTTTCTCTACGGCATCTCTTAACCAAAATAAAATTGATTGAGGAATTTTCCATTCAGACTTATATACATTAGAATCGCCTACCCAAGTATCGTTACCTGAACAGTTATAAACTATTTTAGCTTTGTTGTATAGGTCTTCACCGATTTGCTCTACGGTCTTAGGCTTGTCGGATCCAGAAATAAGATACACGTCATTATTGTCAAAGAATTCCATACAAGTCTCTTTAAATTCAGAATCGATCTTACCTCTACTCGGAGTAAGAGTACCGTCTACGTCAAAAATATATTTCATTTTATACCCAATTCCTAATTCCAGCTACTACTAT